CTTTACCTGAACCAGGTCCACCAGTTACAAAGATGGCTTTAAATTGGCCACGGATGGCAGATTCATGTATTCCCATACCTTTACGAACATCGTGGTATAATTCCTTGGCATGGTGTTCCGGAACATGACCAGGAACACCCTTTTTGAATTCTTTGAAGTTACCAGAAGCAGCATGGTGACGCATCTTGGTACCAGACATTCCTTCTGCACCTTCAGCATCCGGATCACGATGACCGGCAGAATGAACATGGATTTTTTTGAAATGATATTTACCGTGACCAGCTTCAACACCATTATATTTGTGTAATAGATGGTGCATTTCTTTAACACGGTCTGAACCAACAACCATGTGTAAATGTGTTACTCCAGCTTTATGTAATTTGGCAGCATGGTGTAATACGGTTGGATGTTCTTTATCGGCTTTCTCAAAATGAGTACCTGGAGAATATCTCTCTAAATGCTTTTTCTTTTGTGAACCAGATAATGGATTTTTCTTAGCGTCTTGTGAATGTGAAACCACAACAGAATGAGAAGCGTTATGTTTTTTCGCTAAATCTTTAACTTTATCAATAAGTTTCAGATGACCAGTAGTTGGAGGATTCATGCGACCAAAGGTGGTCACATGATGTTTAGCTGACGATTCTTCTTCTTTAAGAACTTCTAAAAACGATTTCATTTACGAACTTTTAATAAATTTTGTTTAGCAAACTCAGCACGATTAACCAATTTAGTTGGTTGATTATCATGGTGAACCACAAAACCTTCAGGTTTGGACTTCTTACCATCAATGTGGTGTTGGTAGTGTCCTTCATGTGTTTCTAAAGACTTAACCAAAGCATTTTTGGCTTGATGTAAGTGATGGTGCATAGCAAACAAATTACCATAATGTGCTTTATGTTTTTCAACATGAGCAATCTGAGATTCACCTTCTTTTGTCTTTTCAGATTTGGATTTCTCAGTTTTTACTTTGGCAGCTTGTTTTGCATGAATGTCGTGTAAATGTTCTTTAAATCCTTTAACACTTGGAACTTCATCATGTCTTACTGTCTTGTTTATGTATGTTGACAGGTGGCCAGTTTCTCCACCATGTTTGTGGTGAACAGCATCATACATCTTATGGCCATGTGTATCATGGATTTCTTTTGCTGCAGCCATATGTTTTTGAAAGTGTTTTTCATTCTCAGCAGAATGTTTAACTTTACTTGTATCATGTTCTGCACCATGAATGTGAACATCTGGATGTTCTTTGAATTTACTTGTATCAACATGAGGAGAAGCGTGCTTCATGTCATCACTATATTGGTGGTGAACAACAACACCAACTTTAGATTTTTTAATCTTCTCTGCTTCTTTACCTTTTGCGGTATAAGTGATTGTGTTTGGAGTAAAAGAAACATCACCTTTTGCTTCAACAATATAACCCTCATGTAAGGTCTTAGTTTCAGCATGGTGCATTAAATCACCCTGGAATACACCATGTTTTGGTGTAACTTTAGGTAGATGTTTTAAAGCGTGTTTGAGTGTTTTTGCAAGACCTGGAGCATGGCCATGGTTCTTGTCAATATCTTTTTCTGTGTGATTGATTTTTGGATTCTTATTAAAAGCAGACTTGGTTGCTACAAAGAATTTACCATTCTTAGGATGGTGACCAAAAACAATAGATGGAGAACCATCATATTTCATTGTGAGATTGGTGTTTTTATGTCCACCAGTCATGTGAGCGTGGGCTTTCATCAGAGCAGCATGAGCATGTTCAAAACCTGCGTGACCATGCATTAATGGTCTATCTTCTGCGTGATGAATATGTTTAAGTTCAGAACCCGATTCAGATTCTTCTGTTAAGAATGACTTAAATGATAACATGATATTTCCTATAGATTTGCAATACACTTTGATTGCCGGTTGCTTATTTATACAACTTTTATACTTTTACTACCAAACCATTGAAAGGTTGGGTTTACTACATAGGCGACTAATTTGTTCCAGAATTGTAATCACGGAACAGAACCAGAGCCTCCGTCATAGGATGAAGTTCGAATTCGTCTTTCTTAGATAAATACGACATTAAAAGTAGGGTTTGGTCATCATCAATAAGATTGTTTTTGAGTAACTCATTCATATTGTGGACAACTAAAGCTTCTAGTTTTTTCCATCCTTCATGGCCAGCAATAATGGCACCACCAACCATATGAACATCATTATTAAAAATGATATCTGAGATATAACTACCTTCTTTAAAGTCTTTCAACTTGAATAAGTGAATCTTGTTTGGATCAAAATCACAATTCCATTCTTTTACACCATATAAAGTTCCAATATCACGGCAGTATCCAAAATCAACCCAAGCAACCAAATCAGTCTTATTATATCCTCTGTCTATTGCATTGTTGATGAATGTGGATTTTAAAGCATTTACCAATACATAGTCAGCACTCCAATATTCTGGATTACGTTTCTCGTATGGATTGATTTTGCTTTGGTAATCTTCACTTTGTTGAACTTCAGTTATTTTATTTCTTGCTTCAATAAAACACTTGTAGTAATCCACAGGCACAATATTGGTTGGTCTGTTACCTCTTAACTGTTGAACTTTAGGTATCAAATCTGAAGAAGTGAAAACAGTAATTTCATTTTCTAGTGTTGCTAGGTGGCCAAATCGTTCAACATAAGTATCGGTCGTTCTGTGTAAGTAATGTGGTAAACCTTTATCTGGTGTCCAATCACCACGACCAATATCAAAGAAAGCAGTTACAATAGAAATGTTGCTCATATTAAATCTGTCCTAAAAGTTATCAATTCATCATTTGGTGTATATTGTGATTGAATTTTTACACCGTATTTTTCTTCATAAAATTTCTTAATAACTGGATCACGGTCATATTGGTGAACAATTGCAAACGGTGCATCAGTTACACCAGACTTAACTAAACCATCTTCAAAGTATGGTAAAGGTTGATTGATGAATGGTTTAAGATTTTTGGCACCAGCATAGTTTGTAACATGAAGGTTACAAACCCAATCATCTTCCAAACTAGTCATTCTTGTTGTATCATTATAAGGATACCAACGCATCAAAACATTGTATGCAGCTTGGTCAGCAACCCAATCTTTACGATTCATTGATAATTGAAACAACATACCACATAGGTCACAGACGGCTTCACCACGACCAGCCAATGTTCCAACATTCAACACATCCAATTTTTTGATTTCATCATAAAGTTCTTCACCAAATGATGTGACGATGTTGTGTTTATTCCATTCTTCATCTTGAATTGCAATAGATTCTGATGAAGCGATTAGATAATAGTCATAATCAGGAAGGTAATTTTGTAACCAATATTTTGGATTTTCTTGAAAGATAACATCACGCACATCGGTTGTAACGATATAACGATATACCCAGCGTTTTTCTTTTAGGAAATTGTAGATATGGTAGAATCGTTCCATGTGAAACATCATGTTACTACTTTTTGGTTTTGCAATTACCTGAAAACCAGCATCACGAATTTGTTGATTGGTTGCTTCGGATGTATTGATACAGATTAATACTTTATCGCCTTCAAAACCAGTATCATTGATTGATTGAATCCAAGGTTTTACTGCATCAAATCCGTAGTTACTAAATGCACCAATAATTAAATCTTTTGCCATGGTAAAGTTCCATTATATCGTTGTTTCATCATTTCATTATTCTTTAAGAAGAATTCTTTTTGGACAGACCTCTCGGTGTTACCTGTCCTGTAGTTAAGAGTATATAGACCATTTGTATCACAGGTCAATTTATTCTCTCTTAATACATGAGATAGAATACGGTCAACTTCAGGAACACCAGGTTCTCTTGCCTTACGATACCATAGTGGTGTGCATTGTAATGCGATGTTCTTAGGTAAGAAATAACAACCAACGTCCACAAAGTAATCTTGTTCACCTAAACATGAAGGCCATTTACCTAGTGATTCACAATCATCATTACAAACATAATTACCATCTGTATCGGTGATTTTACGGAGAGAGAAAGCCCATTGATTACCTCTATCAATAACTTCCATCAATGATTCAATATGATTAGGTTCTAACCAGTTATCTTCATCCAAGAACATAACATAATCACCTTGTGCAAGATAAGTCATGGCACCATAGATACGATGACCATTGTATCGGTC